CACGGCGAAAGTCGTGCTCGTCCCTAAAGATTCGAGGGGACCTAGACTGATCTCGTGTGAACCACTCGAGTACCAGTGGATTCAGCAAGGTCTCGGTCGCGCGATTGTTTCGCGCCTCGAGGCTCATCGGTTAACAGCTGGGCACGTGAATTTCACGGACCAGACTATCAACCGGGAGCTAGCCCTAGCTGCATCAACTAGCCAAGAGTGGGTTACACTTGACATGAAGGAAGCATCTGATCGCGTCTCTTTGGAGCTTGTTAAAAAGCTCTTTGGAGGCGTGCCACAGCTTCTGGATGCATTGTTAGCAACCAGAACAACTGATACGATACTACCTGATGGTCGAAAGGTGCATTTGAATAAGTTCGCGCCGATGGGGAGCTGTTTATGCTTTCCTATCGAAGCGTTCGTGTTCTATGCGCTTGCCGTTGGTGTTCTCATGCACTGTCAACATTATTCTCGCCGTGAGGCGAGAAAACGTGTTTATGTGTATGGCGATGACCTCATAGTAAAACGCGAAGACTATGCGTTTTTACTGCAGCATTTTCCCTCGTATGGACTTATGTTCAACGATTCCAAATGCTGTACGGCTGGGTTCTTTCGAGAATCCTGCGGATGCGACGCCTATAAAGGCGTCGATGTCACACCGATCAAATTAAGATCCGTGTGGAGTCATCGTAGTAGATTAGATATCGGTGTAATCTCCTCATATGTTGCGTTGTCAAACGCTTTCCATAAGAGAGGTTACTTGCGGGTATCTAAAACAATCGAGTCGCTCGTCACGAAAGTGACAGGCCCGCTTCCGATTTTCAGTAATGAAAATCCTGGCGGTCTTGGTTGGATTAGACCTGACGCGTGTACACATGTTCAGCCTCCCGGAGTGCGTACTCGTTGGAATAACGAGTACCACCGTCGTGAAGTTAGAACATGGCAGTCTAGGCCTACGTATGAATACGCAGACCCAGATGACTGGAGCACTGTCCTCAGGCGGATAACAACGCCTGACGAGTACACCAATCCCGGTACCTATGCGGTCCCTCGGCGCAGTCGCCCGAACCGAGGGTGGGCTCATTTGCCTTAATAGGCTTCTGAGTTGCGG